TTCATCTACAGTATCTTCAACAGGTACTTCTTCAGTTACTTCATCTTCTGTAGGTAAATCATCTTCATACTCAAAAATCTCCTTCACATAATTGATCCCATGGTTCAAAGCATGTTCTCTCTTGAGCACATATCTCTGTGGAACCAAGTAATCAGAATGACCATTACCTTCAAAGTATTGCTTCTGATCCTCAACTACAAACTCAATATTCTCTGCAGTCAAAGCATTATGTTCTGCAAGAGTATTAAAGATTCCATCTACATGTGACCATACTTCACCTAGATAATTCTTAAGTGACTTGAAGTTAACATGATTTCTACTTCTGCAATTACCAATCTGATAAGAGTGGTGAAAGAATAGCATAGTTAGAAACAATATACTATCCTTATAATTACAGTTAGCCATAATCTCCATAGCAAGTACATGATTATCTGTATCAGAACTCTTGAACATGTTTCTCAAATTCTGATAAGTATCTAAATCAATTGTAGTAGCTTCATCGCCATTAACAACTTCAAGCAATGCACCTTGCTCTATGATGTGCTTAGTCTTATACTGCTCCCATAATTCAAGATTGTCTTCACTGATAGTTTGTACATACTCAGACCTGTGATTATTCATACGACCATACTTCTTCTCAAACTCATCTTCATTAGCACATCCTAAGTGTTTAAGTTGAGCTTGCTGAAGCTCTACTGTATGATTTTGATTAAAAGGATTGCATATATTTAAAGTTTGCCAATTACAGTAAACATACTCAGGCCACTCATCACCAAATGATTCTTTAAGATTATTAAGTCTATTTAAATAGTAACCATCTAGTTCTTCATCTGCTACTTCTTGTAAAGCTTTAATAGTTGCTTCAAATATTGGACCAGATACTTTTCTCATCCAATCTTGCTTGAATAATTTACTACCTGCAGCATCACTACCTATAACTACGGTAGCTTTATCTATATCAGTAGTAGTTCTGATTTTATATTTTACAGATAAGTCTTTAAGCTTTACTCTAGGGACAGTACATCCCTTCATAAAATAAATCTTATCTTTCATTTGTGGAGTCCACTTAGTACTATTCATGTTTAGACCATGTTTAATTAGTCTTCCATAATTATTAGAGGAGCTTACAATATATAATGTGTCAGTAGTATCTACACTCCATTCTTGGAGAAATAATTTATTATATTCATCTCTAAATAGATCTACATTTAAGTTTACAAAAGGTACTTTTTCAGCTTTTATTTCTTCTGCCATATTTTTTTAAAGTTTAATAGAGGGACTTTTACCTCCCTCTATTTTAAATTATTAGTTAATTTACAGGAAACTGTTTAAGCATTGATTTACTTTACAGTCATCTGCACCACCTTCTGATTCATCATTAGCTTTTGGAATTTAGCTTTGTTAGAGTTTAGTATTTCTTTAACAATGAAATATCTCAAGTCATCAGTAAATGAATCACAGTCAGTGACTAGTTCAATAATTCTATCAATCATCTTCTGAGGAACAGAACCTTTGTTAGCTGTAACAGATGCAAAGTTGATTATCCTAGTACTAATAATACTAGAGATGTCAGCTCTGAAATCATCTCCGCTACCAATGCAGCTCTTCAAAGAACCTTTGACATAGTTCCAATCATCATTTGTAAGAATCTGCTCAGGGCTAATGATCTTATCTAGCTTGTTATTAATAAACATAGCAAATAATGCAGATGGTTCTGCACCAATAGACCCATCACCAATCATATTGATCAGTGGCAATTCATCTTCAAACTTGTCAATAGAGCTAATAGAGTTAAAGAAGGTAGTAATACTTCTAGGATTAACCTTCTGAGTTACTGTCTCAGGATTCATCAACAAGAAGTTAATACATCTACCATCAATACCAACATTCTCTGCCCACCGTGCCCATACATTAGCATCAAACTTTACTTCTGTAGAAATAAATCTAGTTCTCTGAGCATCATCAAGACTAGTAACTTGATAGTCACCATTGTCTGGATTAGTGGTCAAAATTACATGCCAGTTCTTTGGAAGACTCCAAGATATATATTCTTGTCTGTCAATCAACTCCATAGTAGCTTGCATAAATCTGTGGTCAGCACGAGTATAGTCATCAAGAACCAAGAAACCACCTTCAGACTTACCCTGAATCCATTCAGGTGCAGCATGAGACATTCTCTTGTCTACAACTTTGTAACCTTTCTTCATAGCAGCATCCATCTGAGCTTCATTAATCCAGGTAGTTTTACCATCTTTATTAGCTATCTTGAATTCTTTTACAGGAAACCCAACAAGGTCACCTAATTCTTCTATCTGAGATAGATTAATTTTTACAACGTCCATACCCAGCTCTTTACCAAGCTGCATAATTGCAGAAGTTTTACCAAGGCCTGCATCACCTTCAATGTTTACAGCAACAGGTACTTTACCTTCATTTTGAATGTGCTGATTGTTTTTCACCATGTGTTTTAAAAAGTCTTTCAACTCATCTACGTTCAATTGTGTACTCATTTTTTAATTTTTAAAGTTCTAATCTAATTTGTTTTCCTGGTAAATCATCATTAAAGTCAGATCTCTCTGACAATACCCATAAGACTGGCTTTCTGGGTTTTATATTTGTCCATGCTTCACCATCTGTGAAGTAAATCAAGCTTGTAAACTGCTTTCTTTCATTAAAATATTCTAGAACAGGATCAAATTGTGTCCCGCCTCTACCTGATACTTCTAGTTCAAACTTTCCATCATATGGTTTGATAGATTGTATCCTAGAATCACACTGTACAATTGTGACCTCAACACCTGCTTTATACAAGTGATGTATCTCATTAATAAATTCTTTTAATTCATCATCACAAACAGAGCCTGATGTATCAATACCAACAAGCATGTTTTGTCTCATCTTTATCTTAAGACCAGGATTGTCAGAGTACCTTTTGTTCTCTTTCCTTCTTAGCTTTCTAGTAAAGATCTTTGTAGATATACCTGTAAAGCGCTTAATATAATTTTTCCAATTAAATTTAGGTGGTATAACTTCATCTAGTTTAAGTAGACCTGATATCTCTCCAGGTACAAACCCGCGCTTCTTTTCAGTCTGCTCTTTAGCATCATGCAATACTCTTTGCAATTGCTTTTCAATCAGCTTCTTTTCTGCATCAGGCATATCCTCAAACTCTTCCCACTGATGATCAGGTATCTCAACTTCTTTATCACCACCTCCACCAGGTGAACCAATTTTAATTGTAACTTTACCCTCACCTAGATTCATACCATCAAGAAGCTTATCCATATTTTCATCTCCACAACTACCTTGTTCTTTCTTATCTTTTTGAGCTTGTAAAAGTCTATCATAATAATATCTAGTACCAGCTTTCCTTTCTAGATTTAAGTCCTCATAATCATCTATATCTATACCACCTTCAGGTAACCAAGCTGAATCTATATATTGATTAATCTCCATATCCATTGCAATGTTGGCCAACTTCTTGTCAGAGAACATATCAAATGTAGTAAGGTGATTAAAAGCAATATGTAGTAACTCATGCTTTAGTAAACCTAGTCTGTGATCTTCAGATAGATCACTCCAGAACTTCTCACTTATCATCAATTGATAGTTGATACCATTCTTACAGACACCTGCTGTGCCTACTCTGTCATCCCATGACTTATGCAACATTAACAAAAAGAAACCATAATACGGTTCCTTTAACATCAAGTCTTTTGATGTTTTACTTAGTGAATCTTGTTTATTCATTTTTCTAATTTTACTTGTATATCTACTTTTTTGTAGTTGTAGAGTTTTAAAAAATCTGTAAGTGCTTCTACACTATACTCTACTGCAGCTTCCACCATATCAATTGGTGCTTTAAGACTATTAGTAAAAAGCCATAAACATTCTGCATTCTTTATATCTTCTAATTCATACCAGAATTTTAATTTTACTCTTAAAGCAGTATAAGGTTTATAACAGTATGTTTGCCATTCTGTATCAGAACGCTTTCCAAATTTATATAAAAATAATAGTGTATTAATATCAGATAAATCTGATTGTTTTATAGCTTCAAATGCTACATGATGATTTTCTTCATCACTTGATCTTAACATTTTAATCAAGTTTTTTGCTTCTTCTAATGTAAACCTCATATTTTTCCTTTATAAAATCTTCCTAATATATTTCCATTTAGGTATTCATCTCTCTCAAGAACTTCATGTTTAAATTGAAACTTGGTCTCTTGATAGGTTAATTCTGCTTTACTAAAACAAATCTTAAGTATGGTTCTATATATTAATCTACCATCCTTGTAAGCTTGCTTTAGTTCTGCATTGCTACTGAAATAATTCTTATAGTCAGGTTTAATGACTATCTCATACTTCTTAGCTCTTTTGTCTGTCATAGCAGCTAACTTCTTCTTTCCAAACTTCTTTTTTCTTCTACTAAAGAAGTTCTTTTTACCTATATAAGAATACATTTGACCATCATCAGCTAGATAGTTCATTACATAAACAAACCCTACAGCTTTTTCAGGAATCATATCATCTTTAAATGGTATTACTTTACCATAAGCAATTTCAATGTTCCATTCATACATGTCTTCTCTTACTCTATTTTTTAAATGCTTTTTCATATCAGCTTTTTCATTAAAGGTAACAATGTTCCTCTAACTTTTTCTATTCCATATTTTTTTACAGAGTCAGATAAATCTTTCTCCATATCAAGTATTATATAATCAAATCCATACATTTCTTGGTACTTCTTCATAGAATTAATACCAGGTTGATCATTATCAAACAATACAAATGTTTTAGTATAATTTGATGTAATTTTATTTAGCAAATTTCTAGGAACAATAGTATTCTCACTATCAGGAGCTATTGTTTCTATATTACCAATACCTAGTTGTCTAAATACCATAAGATCTTTTAGTGATGAAGTAATAATTAAATATTTCTTATCATACTTAAGTTGATCTGTACCTTGTAAATAATCTTGTACTTTAATAAACTTCTTATCTACATTTTTAGGCATGTATATTTTATACAATTCCCCATCTTCTCTAAAATATCCATAAGTATATGTCTTATTAAATTTAATACTCTTAGTGCTACCATCTATAAGTTCTTTCTCCATTGTAAAATATTCTAATGGAGCTACATTATATTCTTTTAGTATAGAACTACTAATATTAAATTCAGACCAATACTCTGCGTCAAAATTATTCCAGTGTCTGATTTCATGATCAGTCACTTTCCATCTATCATGCTTTTGTATTGTACTTACTTGTACTTTATTAGACTTTACATACTGTTGATAATCACTAATTATTCTACTGATAGCTTGATTCCTAGTTGCTAGATTAAACATCTGTTTTACTAGTTCAATACCATCACCTTGATTACTAGAAGAAAAGTCTTTGAATTTATAAGTACCATCTTTGCAATATAAAAACATTGACGGTATCTCATCTTTATTAAAGATGGACTTCATCTTTACATCTTGACCAGACAGCTTTTCAGCTAAATTTAGATAATACTCAAATATCCATTCACTATTTACATCATTAATACTTGAAATCAGATTCTTTGTTGAGATCATATCAATAAATTTAAATAAAAAAGGGAGACTATAAGAATCTCCCTTTCTTATTAGTCTAGCATAATTTAGTCGAGGTTAAAATCCTCGGCTGTAGCTGTACCATTTAGTGAAAGTTCATCACCAAATGACTCAACGTTTTTAGTTTCTAATTTTTTTAAGTGCTTGTCTTCCTCATAGATAATTACCTTACCTTCTTCAACACCACCAAAAGCATATTTACCATTAGAAGCTTTGGGTAAATGCAAATCATAATTTACATAACCTGATTTGCTCATATATTCTTTACCTGCAACACAAAACTCAATAAATTTATCTTGATATGGTGCAGTTTCATTAAAGGCTTTTACAAAATCTTCAATAGTTTCATGTGCATTATCTTGCTCTAGAAACCAATCATTAATACCAAGTGTATTAGATAGATTTTGTAAAAATATTAAAATAGATCTGTCTCTGTTAATTTTAACACCAGATTTAGTCTGACCATCAGCAAATGCATATTGACTAGCTTTTACTCTACCAATTTGACCTTCATATCTACCTTGAGATTCATCATCTTTATTTAAAAAGAAACCTTCAAAACCTTCAATTGGTTTAGTTTCTACATCTAATATTAGATGATATGCATTATCAATAAATCTAAACTCTTCAAGCTTAATGTTATTAATTTTTAATTCATGATTACCTGGATTGATTGTTTTAGGCAGTCCAGCTTTGCCTGTTCCTAGATCAGTTGTACTTAATCCCATTTGTTTTTAATTTAATTTATTTTACAAAAATTTTGTCCCAGTTATTTTTAAGGACACCTTCATTCATTTCAGTCAGAACAATTTCTTGATCTCTTAAGTGTTCAGGTCTAGCGCCACAAGTAACGTCATCAGTAGTTCTAAATGACAACATTGCTTTGCTACCTTTTCTATACAAGTAGCCAATTGCATCAGCATTAGCACAAATTAATGATTTTATTTTACCAGTGAGATCAATGTTAGCAGACATAACCATGTCTCCTTTATCATCAACTACCTTGTCTTTTATATGACCAGATAAAATAACTGTGTCAGCTAAGGTATCAATAAAATCTAAAACTTGAAAGAAAGCTTGACGAATATATAAATAACCAGCACCATTTGGTAGTGTAGTTACATCTGTACCATCATAATTCTTACCCATTGGTGTAGCTTTGTAAAGCTTTATTGCTAAAGGCATTATCATACCTTCTAAAGCAGTTACAGTATCTACTGTTACATACTTATAAGGTTTACCAGCATCTTTAATTGCTTTACCAGTATCTAGTAAAGTTTTAAGATCAGGAATATCAACCTTTAATGCATCTACATAACCACTACCACTTTCTAAATCTAATATTAGATTATCTTCTAACATAGAGAAAGCAGTTGTTTTACCAGCTTTTGGTTTACTGTATATAATTAATCTCTTAGGATTAACCTGTACAGCTTTTACTTTTTTAGTTGGAAGTACTATACTCATATTTATTTGTTTTCTAATTTATCAGCAATTCTTGTTAGCTGCTTTGCAATTGTATCTAAATACTTCTCAATATTATTATCATACCAAGGGGTATCTTCTACTTTATTTTCAGATTTTTTTTCTTCTTCAAAATCAGGAAAAATAGATAAAGTACTCTGCTCTTTAACTTCAGGTTCTTCTTGTATTTTTTCCCATTCATTATATGTTACTTCTTTACCATCAGGTAATATTGCAGTTAATTCTGAAACAGATATTACATAACTACTATAAGGATTACCTTGTGCATTAGTACTTTCTTTAAGCTCATATTCTTCTTTATAAAAAGGATTATGTTTATGCTTAAATAAAGCTCTATTAGGATACATAGGTAGAACATTTACTAATGTCCTATTATCATCATATACATTGTCATAGAACTCTATGTATATGTCTTCATTTTTCTCCAGTTCCCATTCAAAAAATTGAACTTGTCTACCATACTTTCCCTTTTTAAAGAAAGCGGTTTTAATAGTAAAAAATGGATCAGCAAGCTTTATCTTTTTGAACTTGCTTAGGTGTTCAGTTAAGAACTCTTTTTCTTTTTCTTTTCTTATGTTCATTTATTATTTAATTGATATTTTTATACCTTGTGCTGGAACAGCCATTTCTACAATTCTCATTACTTTTCTATCTAGTTTAAAGAAACTAATTTTAGTTTCACCATTTCTAGATTTTAGCCAATGAAACACTAGTGTCTCAGGATCTTCAATAACAAACTTTTCAGGACCATACTGCCTTATTTTTCTTATAGAAGGTTTATTAATACCTATACATACATCACAGTGCTGATATAAAGCATCTGATCCATATATATCTGAATCAAGTACATAGTTACCATAACTACCATCTTCAGATCTTCTTGGGTCATCTATGTTTCTATTTAGCTGACTAAGAACTACAAAAGCAATAGGATATTTCTTTTTAAGATCTGTTAAAGCTTCACCAAGATTACCTAGCATTTGAAATTTATCCTTTTCATATTTATCAACTTTAAATAAAGCTGAGTGGTCAATAGTAACCAACATATTAGGATAAACTCCATCTTTTTTGTACCGTTCTTGTTCATACTTTACAGTAGCAATAAACTCATTAACAGTACAAGCATCATAAACAACATTTACAATATCATTTCCTTCACCATTTTTATAATAATCAACACATTTATTCCAAATGTCTTTGTCTATCTTATTACCACCCTTACTCATTAATGTATTATAATCCTGTCCAGTTTTTAAACTAAATTTTCTTATACCATTTGTTTCATCTACCATCTCCATTTGAAACTTTAAAACTCTAAAGTCTTCATTTGGATTTTTTTCAATAACATCACTTACAAGCTGTTCCATAAATAAAGTTTTACCTGTACCAGGTCTAGCCCCAACTATTGTTATTGTTCTCCATTCTAAACCATCACAAAATGCATCATTGAATTTATCCCATGCAGTTTCTAATGATTTTAAGTTACCTTGTCTTCTTGCTTTAATCTTTACAAGTGCTTTATGTAAAGATTCTCTCTCGCTTACTGGCTTGAGTGGTGTAGCATTTGTATAATTAGACATTAATCTACATTGTCTTTAAAGTAAACAACATCTTGATAGTCTTCAGCACTAACCATTTCACAATAATTAGCTAAGTCAGATTCCCAAGTTTTATCTACATTTTGTTTTCTAATAAAATATTGACTAGTTCTCATATAATTATAATTTTGCAATTCATAATCTTTTACGTACTTATTGGTTGCTTTATAAATTGTTTCCCAACTATAATCAAAGTTCTCAAAAAACCATCTAAAACCTGGCTCTAGATTTTTTGCATTTACTCTTGCATACTTACCACTACCAAGCTTTTTAGAAGGAAAGATTTGGTTATATGATTTTATGCATATACTAAAATCATCACCCATTATTGCTTTCGCACTTTTCTTCTTAGATTTCTTGAAATAACCTCCTATTTCTTCCATAAAGATAAGACTTTTACTAGTCAAATCCAAATTATCTTTAAGCCAGTTATTTTGTTGAAGTCTTTTAACTTCTAAAGATTTATTTACAAATTTATTAGGTACAATGTTCTCTTTTATACAATGTAAAACATAAAAACTATTAGGTGTTAATTCATTTTTAATTAGCTTATCAAATATCTCTTTCATTACCAAATTATTTGTTGTTTAGTATTATCATATAAAATTTTATTTATCTCTCTAAATACATGTTTAGAGTCCCATTTACCACCTTTGTAAGCAGCAGATGCTGGATGTGGTACATTAAATTTATAATTAAATTTTTCATCAATTAAATCTGACCACTCTTCAGCTTTTTTACCCATAAAAACATACACTATACCTGTATTATTATCATTTAGGTATGTCAATAAATGTGCTGTAAAGGTTTTCCAGATATCATAGTGAGAACCTATTTTACCTATCTGACAGGTTAATGCAGTATTTAGCATCAATATACCTTGGTTACTCCATCTCTTTAGATCTAATGGGTCATATAATAAATCATTAGTTCTATACATTGGAAACTCTCTTTTTAATTCATCAAAGATATATCTTAATGAAGGTTGTGGTTTATCATTATTACTACAACTAAATGCAATACCATCTGCAACGCCAAGCTGCGGATAAGGATCTTGACCTATTATTACCACTCTAAGTTTATCAAATGGACATTCTTCAAATGCTTTAAATACATTTTTTAAAGGAGGAGTAAATCTCTTACCTTCTGTAGAATCTTTGTGTAACTGTAAAATTGCATTTACAAACTCTGTACTAAATATATAATGTTTAAAAGCTGGTTGCCATCCGCTACCTTCAAGCTTGTCAAACATTTTTTGTTTAATTTCTGCTATGTTAATATTTTCCATATATTTGTTTTATGCCTGCTAAAGTAAAAGAAATAAAAGATGATGCTATAATTTCTATAGATGTAAATAGAAATTACTATTTAATGCTCAAAAATACTTCTCTTTGGATTACTAAACAACTAAATATTGATGATCCCGAAGAGCTAAAAAGTCTAATGACTAAAAAATTTGAGGATCTAAGTGACCCTCAAAAGTCATTTTATACATTAGTACTATTATTAGCTGAAATTGAAAGTAAAGCTAATGATCAAGACGCTTTACAAGAAAAAGAAATATTATTACCTGGTGATGAAGGATATGAACCTCCTGTAGTTAATGAAGATTAACATTATAAAAATCACCTATTTCTAAACAAGCTTGTATAGCTAAACTTAATTCATCTTTGTCACAATCTGCAAAGGACTTATAGTTATCATCAACTAATAATCCCGCATGTTCTTTTACTAATTTTTTCATATCATCAAAACTATAGCCACTTTCTTTAGCTAGCTCTCTGATACATTTATGCACTTTAGATATTTGTGCACCACTGCCTTTATTTTCTGACAATGACATATATATATCAACTTCCTGACCTTCAGAAAGTTTTTCTAAAAATAATTGAAAAGCTAGCTTATCCATCTTTTTAGGATATACTAGCTTCCCATTCTCAACCTTTAATTTTGCTGAAAACATCTATTAGTTCTTTTAATAACTTTGGATCCCAGATCTCACAATCTGAGTCAGAAAAGAATACACCCCACTCATCATCTTCTATCTCATCACTTTCAGAACTAACTAGCACTATATCTTGAATTATTTCAAGTGTATAGTAATAATAGTCATAACCGTTCTGACTCTCTGAGTCAGGTATAATCTCTTTCTTAAATCCAAATTCAATTAATTCTTTTTCAGTCATTTTCTTCTAGTTTTTGTTTCTTCATCCAAAGATTCTTTGTCATAATCTTAGATTCATAATCCATTCTAGCTTGAATATACCTACTTTTTTCTAAATTAAACTCACCCATCTCCTTAATTCTTTCATTTCTGAAGAATTGTATTACTTGGGACGCTACAAATAAATTCTCTTTATCAGGAGAACTAAGTAGTTTTATTGCATTCTCTACACTTGTCTCATCCATATAACCAAGATACTCTAATAGCTTGAGTTCTGCCAGGAATACAAAAGGTTTATATGTACCTTTCTTTGCTCCTGCTGTATACATGTGCCAAAGCATATGTAAGTTCTTACACTCATCACAATCAGTGAGCTCAAAGTGTTCTCTACAAATTTTCTTACTTAAGTTTCTTAACCTTCTTTCCATAACAATATCAATTGTCTAGCCTGTTTACCAAAATCAGCATCATTAGGATACTTATTGTGCAGCTCTAGTACTTTCTGACCAAATTCACAGAGAACAAACTTATTCTCTTGTGGGTTGATTTGGTTATTCTTACTATATACACTCTTTACCTGTCTGTGTTTATTTAAATCTTCACTCATAAGCCTAACTTAAAAATTGCTTCTACTAAACGTAGAATTATTAATCCATAAAAAACCCATGCAAATATTCCATAAAGTTT